AGCATTAAAGGACAATTTGTCATTAGCTTTATATCTATATCTCTCTGATGTTTCAAAGTATTTAATGTCTGCAAAGCCATCTTCTAAATACTCACCCTTCAATATATATTTGTTATCTACAAATCTTATAAAGTGATGCTGATCTAAATATTCATTACCTTGTTGTCTCTTGTAATCTAATTCAAATAAAAACTCTAGACCACGTGATTTACCTACGTTAGCACCGTCTGACCAAGAGTCTTCAGTACCATCGTAAAAAGTTTGTGCTCTATTTTCATAACCAAACCTAGCTATCTTACGTATACCTAAAGATAAATTATAATCATATGGAGTTTTAACTGTAGTAGTTTCTAAACCGTTGGCAACAGAAAACATTTCTACATCTGATATAGATGTACCGCCATTTGCAGCTGCATAAAACGTGGCAAATTTAAAATATTTTTTTAAGTTTACCTGCGAACAACAATCTTTTGGAGTTGCGCAAGAAACAAGTGTTATTAATAGTATTGTAATTAGTTTTTTCATATTTAGGAATCTAGCATTTTAAATGTACTTTTTGATCTTTTATTTTTCTTTTTTCTTTGTTTTTTTGCTTTCTTTTTTATTCTTTCATATCTTTCGTTTTCAGTACCAATATCCCAAGGAGCAAAACCTATTGCAGAAAACACTCTTTGCCACCATTGATTTCTCCAATCAGCAGCCTCTCTTAAATTGTTTACGTTCTGAAGAGTTGCTTCGGTTGGAAGATTGGTTGTTGCTTGAACTGTTGTAGCTGCAGCCATTAAACCAGGGTTGTCTAAATCAAAAAAGTTCATACTCATTATAGCATCTTTATTCCATTTCCAAGTATTTCCAACACCAACAATATCTCTAACCCTTGCTCCAATTGGTGGAGAATAACTCACGGCTTGTAAACCTACTTTACCATAGTCTTGGTTATATTCTTTTTTATCTTGTGCGTGGAATTCAAGCGCCATGTTTTTTAAAGTACCAACTACCGCGCCTGGAATACCTATACCTCTTAACTGACTATCTAATACGGTGTTAGCAGCTCTCCATGTTCTTTGATATAATGCTTTGTCCCTTCTTTCTTTTTCAGGGATTTGAGGATCTCCTTTAGCCATGTCACCTTCTTCGTCTAAAGCAAATGCAAACAATGCGTTTTGTAAACCTGCAAACACAGCGGATTGTATACCTCCGTAATATAATATTTTTGATACATTTTCCGCTTGACTACCCCTTCTATTTATAAAGTCTCTAACAGCTTTTTCTTGTATTCTACCATATTGCATAGGCGTGTTTGCCCACGCTAAAACAAGTCTACCAGTTGGTGCTGCTTGGTTTTGAGAAATTAAATCTGGTCTAGAAGACTGCTGTGCTACTTCTGTTTTTTCTTGAAATTCTAACCAAGCTTGTTTCTCAGCTTCAACTTTAGTAGCGCCTTTTTTAATTAAATCATTAACTCTATTTCTATAAAAAGTAGCACCACCAGCTGATATTGCAAAACTATCCATTACTTGTGTAGGTAAAAATCCTTTTTTAAGCAAGTAAGCTATTGTGCTTTTACCAATACCAATAACATCTCCTTTTTTCCAGTTTTCTCTACCTCGAGCAGCCGATTGAGCTAATTCAGCTTCTTGGACGTTATATCTTAAACCACCTCTTCTTTGTCTTAACATATCAGAGGTTATTATCATTTTAAAATCTTTCCAGTATTGTGCTTGATTAGCAAAAGCTTTACCTGCCATTGCTGGATTATTAAAACTCCAGTTTATATAGTTAAAAGTAGACAAACTTTGTAACATTGCAGATCTAGAATTTAAAAACATTGTTGTTCCAACAGCTCCGTTTATAAAATCCATATGAGCATTTACTACTGCGTTTTTACCAGTAGGTCTATTACTACCAGTTTCCATTCTCCACAATATATCCTCTAGTGCTTCTCTAAATTTAGGACCTTGAGTAGCCTCTATTTTATTTATATTAGCACCCTCTAATTTACCATTATTCCAAGTGCCAAAAATAGCCTCTCTATTTTCCATAAACTCCGCTAGTTCTCTTTTTCTATTTACGCTAGTAACTATACGTGCTAAATCACTCATTATAGATCCAGCCACCCAATCTCTTCCTGGCTCTACATATCCTTTTTCTAATTTTGTTAAACTACCTAATTGTTCTGAAAACTCTAACAATTCAGGATTTTGTTCAACAAACTTATTTAACTCAGCAATATCAGTTTTTGAAAGCTCTGGTACTTTAAATCCAGCCCTTGTCCACCTGTGAACTCTAACAGCGTGATCGTAAGTCCAAGGAGAACCAGGAATTTTTTTATTTAAATCTTTTTTAACTTTTGGAAAGTTTTTAGCTAAAGCTTTAAAATCACCAACTGTATTTTGATTAGCTGTATTGAGATTGTTATAAGCTCTCGCAAAAGGCTTGTGTAAGTTTTCGTCAAAAAACTTTAAATGCTCTTCACCTTTTTTACCTTTACCCACGAAATTTCTTAACAATCCAGCAAAATCTTGATTTGCCGGTGTTATAAAAGACTTTGTCCACTTTCTTTCACCTAATAACTTTGCTTTTGCACCAGAATATTGTTTTTCAGCTCCAATGCTATACACATCTTCTATAATCTTATTAAAGTTATCACTTAAAATCTTTTTTGTTGGTAACGCTTGCTGCACCTTAGACTTAATATCTAATTGATCTAGCACTTCTCTCACGGCTTTAACGTTTGGCAGAGCGTCATCTACAAAGTACATATCGTTATATCCTTCACTAAACTTTTCTAACATCCACATGGCCTTTGCCTCTCCAGTGCTATTACCTAAACCAGTGATATTTTTTAATGGAATATTAACGCCCTCACTTTTTAACCAATCATGTATTGCTTTTTGACTTTCAGGCGCTCTAGCCGTTAATATATAAACGTTGTCTGATCCAAACTTTTTTATTTGATTTTTAAGCTTTTGCATTAAAGGCCCAGGTTTTCCTTTTGTAACTTTATTAAAATCACTAAAGTCCATTTTCCAACCCTCAGCCAATAACTTATCACCAACAAAAGGCCATTCAGCTGATGATATTTTTCTTTTTTCTTTCCCTTTAGTTGCAAATACAAAGTTCTCGCTAATACCAACAGTATAATCAAAGTCAAAAGTGCTCATGCCTCTTTTCTTTTTATCCTTCATTCTACCTAAAGCCATAGCCTTATCAGTAGTACGTAGATTTTTAACCATTTGACTCTTGGTAATACCTTTTGTAGGTATTGCAAAGCCAGCTTGTTGAGTAATTTTCTTTATATTACCTATCGCTAAGTTGTGAGTTATTTGTTGTCCTTTAGTTAAAGCACCTTCTCCTAAATAAAGCTGTTTGTTAGCAACATCCATTGTTTTTATATAAGTAGCAGACGCTGGGTGGCTAAAAGTATAGCCTTCTGGTATACTTGTATTTGCAACTACTCTTTTTCCATCAATATAAACGTAATCAACACTTTCTCTTACTTTTTCCGTTATAACACCTTGCCTGTATATATTAGCGTATTCTTTATAATTTTTTTCAAATGTTTTTGGATTTTTCCCATTTACTAAAACATCCACTAAAAAGTTTGTATTAAAGTTAATCAACTGAAGACCATGTTCACTTCTAAGAAGTTTACCTAACGCTTGAGCTTCCATGCTAACATCCATATGTGTAGCTGCTCCTCTTGAAAAACCTCTACCTATATTTGTTTGAGATTGCAAGTGAAATACAACTTGGTTTAAAGCCGTTGTTTTATTTTTAGCGCCTAGATAAAAGTCTTTAACAGCAAAATTGAAAAGCTCTAAAACTTTTTGATTAGCAATCTCAGCACCCTTGTCTAAACCTAAAAATTTTCTTAAATGTTCTTTAAGTTTTAGCTGTTTATTAGTGTTTGTTAATATATCGCTATATTCTTTTTTATTTAACTCTTTAACTAACTCTGCTTTTAAATCTTTGTTATCTGTAATTTTAAAGCTTTTTAAAGCTTTAGCTATTTCGGCTTTTTGTTGTCTCTGAGCCGCGGTTTTTGTAGGTAAACTTTTTAAATATTTAGCATCAGGTATACCTTTAATATTACCATCTTTCATTAATTTATTAAAAGCAGCTTTATTTAAACCTCTATTTACCATTTTACCTTTTTTCTTGCTCCAAGATTGTCTTTGAAGATCACCAACACGAGGCGCTATACCGTCTACACCTTGCCCAAACTGATACCTAAACGCAGCGCTTTCAACAATTGATTGTGGAAGTTTGCTTGCAACAACTCTTAGTATACCCTCTTTGCTTTTGTAATAGTCATCTATAAAATCTTTGTTTGCCATTTGTTTAGCAGTTGAAGTAATTATAGCGTTTACATCAAATTCACTTAGACCTAGTTTTTTCAACATTGCAGGTAGTTCTGCCCACTCAGCAATTTGCCTAACTGGTTTTTTACTTATTTTCTTGGGATCTACTATAAGCTCCACAGGTAACATAGCGTCAAAGTTTAATTCTCCTTTACCTAATCCAAAAGGTTTAAGAACAGTCTCATAAAAAAGCTTTACATCTAAACTTTGAAATGAATAATTCTCCGCGTGAGCTTTTCTAATGTTTTCCCATGTCCAATCTAAATTTTTACTAGCAAAATAATCAGCATACCTTTCATATGCAGCAAGGTCTTTACTTCCAAGTATTTTTTTAGTAGCTAAAGCTTGTGGTAGGGCATCTCTTAATTGTTCTTTAACTTTGTCATGAACCTTTTGCTTGTCAAGTTCCATTAACTTTTCTCTACTTATCATTTTACCAGCACCTTCTTTAGCTAATATCATTTCTCTAAAACCAGGAGTATCTATTAAGTCTTTTGCAAACTGTATACCCATTGAGTTTGTCATAAAATCAAGTCCTCTTTCAATTCTTTTATTAACCTGTTCTGTTCTTAACGGCTTGCCAGTTTTAGGGTTAGTATACATAAAATCTAAAAGTGCCTTTTTAAGTTCTGTTTCATTAAAAACTTTTCTTTTTTCAAATATTGGTGGGCCTGAAGCTTTTTTACTTTTTGACAACTCCATCCAGACTGGCATTTCTGACCACTGCAGTCTTTTACCCGTTGGAGTGTACAAAGCACCAAATGTCCCCATAGCTCCAGTAACTTCAGCCGTCATTTTAGACATTTGCTCTGGTATAGAGTGAAAGAAAGTTTTAGCATGGTCAAATAAATCTCTTCTATTCGCCTTTATAACTTCTTGAACATAAGGATCTCTCAATCCTTTTTCATTAAATCTTTTATAAAATTCAGCATCACGTTTAAATGCTCTTTCAACAATAGGTCTAAGAATTGGCATAACTGCTTCTCCAATTTTTTTATATGTAAAATCTTTTAATGGAGCTTGCTCCATATATTCTCCTATAACTCTTTTACCGGCTTCAACTTCTGCGTCTTTAAGTTTAAGATCTTCTGCAATTTTTATTTTTTTACCAGTATAAACTTTTTCAGCTGAACGTTGTTGTTGCTGTGTAACTGTTCCAAGCTCTTTTTCACTAACTCCAACACCTTTTTCTTCTGTTATACTTTTTCTAAACATACCTGGGATTTCAATATTCCCAACTCTACCCTCTCTTCTTTCGCCCTTTATAATTTCATGCATACGAGAAAAACCACCAGCTTCAGGAGACCCCAGTAAGTTAGCCATAACCCAAGAAGCTAAATCTTTGCTTTTACCTTCTTTGTAATCCATTATAGCTTCAACTACACCTCTTTTTTTAGCTTGTTTGTTAGCTAAATACGGATCGTGTTTTAACTCATAGAATAAGCTTTTCTTTTGTGCAAACGTTAAATCTGGATATTTTTTATTTAAAGCATCCATAATTATAGCGTCAAAGTGTGCTTCTGTTTTTATTCTTCCAGGTCCTTTTTCTATTAACTCTTTTATTTTAGCATCGTTAGCTTTAGGGTTTCTGCTTCTTATTTCGAACTCATATGCTGGCGTACCTTTTTTAGCATTTTTACCCATTAAAAAGTCTTCAATAGCTTTTCTTTTTTCATCTCCGGTTTTACCAGCAATGTTAGACACGTAAATATTTTCTATTTTATCTCTTAATATTTTTGTAGACTTTTTAGCAGCATCAGCTGTAGTTTTTTCTGATTCAGTTCTACTGTCTTTTTCTATTGGCTCTTTATACAGCTCAGTAATGTCAACTTTTTTGTTTCCAATTTTTGTCGCAAACTGCTTGAACATACCTACTTGTTCTAGTGTTAAACTACCTTTTTGTATAGACTTACCAAAATTTGCTAAAAAGTTAATTAATTGTTGTTTACTATCGCTAGTTGAAAATATATCTTTTCCGTTTCTTTCGTTACTAAATCTATTTATCCTTTGTTTTAAATTTGTAAAAGCGCCACTGTCAACAAGTTTAGTATAATGTTTTCCTTGTGCTAACAACTCTATTGTATAAGTAATAAACTCTTCTGGTTTTATATTTTCAAACTTCTTTTCTTGATATTCATTTTTAATATACTCTTCAAGAGTCATTTTTTTCATTACACCAGTGCCAACAAGTTTTCCATCTACAAGTTTTTTAACCTCACTTGGAAACTCAGCATCTTTAAAAGAACTTTTTAATTCTCTAACAAACATTTTTGTTACCTCAGGGTTATTTCTAAATAAAGCTTTAAAAACTACGTGTCCCATCTCGTGTGGTAAACTTCCCTTATCTATTCTGCTAAGATCTAAAAACACTTCGTTTTTACTATTAAACTCGGCAACTGCATCTTTATTTTGGAAATCTCTATTATTATCTTTTATTTTAATTTTAAAATTTTCCATTCCCGGTATTTGCCTAATAACGTTTTCAGAATTCCTAGAAGATCGTTCAACTATTTTTCTTCTAGTTGACGTATCAGCCCACTTAGAATTGTTATCTATTCTATTTAAAGTTATCTGCACATGCTTGTTTAAATCTTTGTATTTTTCATATTTTCTATTCCAAAGATCTCTGTTTGATTTGTAAGTACCCGTGTTGTTTCTTTTTTGTGTTTCTAAAATCTTTAATAATACACCAGATTCTCTTTCAAGTCTATCTAACTTTTTAATACTTTTAAAATCTTGTCTAGTAAGACCTTTACCTCTACCAACAAGCATAAACGTAAAGAAATCAATCAAGCCCTGTTGTCCTGTTTCGCTTAAATCATCATAGGTTTCTGATAAATATTTACCGTAAGTAGTTCTACCTCTTATATCTTCAATAAAAGCTTCTAGATTTGCAGCGGCTACAGTACCTGTTGCTCCCGCAAGACCACTTCTTCCCATCGTAAGCCCTGCGTTTAAAGTAGCTACAGATCTTTGACCAAACGCTGATTCTCTTCCAAATGAAAACCTAGGTAACGAAGCTCCAGCTATATAAAAACCAGCACCCATACCTATTTTATAATCATCTTCAAAAGCAATCGCCATTTTAGCTTCTTCTTTTAGTATGTGAAAACCGTGAAACATAGCGGATTGCGTTGTAGTTCTCCCAGCTCCTTTTACTATTCCTGGGGCCGCACCTTTTACACCTGGAAAATATGGACTTACTTTTGACTTGCTAGTCAAGTTCCATCTCATAATTGCCTCATCAAGAGCTTTAGTATCGCTTAGTTTACCTTTGTAACCTATTTTATTAGCCATTTGGGCGGTTGAAATCTTCCTACCTTTATCACCCATTTTGTAAGAAGTAGTTAACCTAGTCCCAAGTCTAGTAAGACCAGTGGCAGTACCAAAACCTGCGGTGGCATATTCAATAGCTGCAAACTCTATAATGGCAGGCACAAACCCTACAACACCTTCAAAAACTTTATAAGCACCAGTTCTTTTAACTCTTTCTTTTTGCTCAGCATTTAATTCAAAACCACTACTATATGCAAAAGAATCTAAAGCATCGTTAGAAGCCCTAGCGCTCCACAAGTTTAAATCATCTTGTGCGTCAGAATCAAAACCTAAAGTATGGCCAAAACCTTCGTATAATAAACCTACTCCTTGTGGTATGAAGTCAAGACTAAAATCGCTTTCACCCGCAGTTCCCTCGTCAAGATCAATAGAGATACTTAGAGTGTTTGATCCTGGGTCAATGTTTAAAAGATGCATATCGTTAAGCACTTTTCTGTCGTTAACTAAAGCTTTTCTTTCGTCTCTCCAGGCTTTTAATTCTCTTTTATATTCTTTAGACAAATCATTATCTGCATATTCATCTTGATCCCACCAACCACCAACAAAACCAGGGATTAAAGGATTTATACCAAGACTAACTTCTTTACCACTAAATGTTTGATCTTTGTCAAACTCTAATAAACCAAAATGACCATCTGGACTTTGGAAATCTGGATAACTTTCATCTCCTGTTAATTCTTTTGGGAATATGAATCGTGCTTTACCACCAGTAACGGCCTTCTCACCAACACCACTCAAGCCATCTTTCCACATGTCAAATCCATCTCCTTTTACTATATAATTATAGTGATTTGCTGACAAACTTCTTGGGAGTTCAAATATATATCCTTTTTCTGTTTTACCAATAGGTTTTATATTGTGATCTCTTATTAAACTTTTAAATACAGATTTATCGTTTATAACAACCTTATCAACCTTTTCACCCTCTTTATCACTAACATACATTTTCTCGTGATTAGTGTTGCTTAGATCTCTTATAACATCTCTACGCCCTTGTGTCTTTTGCTCAAGAAGTGATTTATTAGCCTCGTATTCTTCTTCAGTAATAGTAACCTGTGGAAGAGAACCTTGTCTAAGGGGATCTATATAGTTACCATTTAAATCTAAAACAAATGCTTGGTTTGTATATCTTCTTTGATCGAAAATATTACCTAGGTTTTTTCTTGCAACTTTCATTTGCTTTTCAAGACTTTCTCTTTTTTCTCTAGCCTCTACACCTTCCACCCCAATTAAATCTTCATATTGCTTAAACAGTCCTACTAACTTCTTTTCTTCAGGCGCCATCTTACTAATAATCTCTTGATCTCTATTAGCGTGCAACTCTGCTTTAAAATCTTCCGAAGGAAGATATGTTTCTTCTAATAATCGTTTTGCTTCTGCTTTTTTAATCCTTTGTTCTGATGCTTTTAACGATATAATCTTGTCAAGTGCAAATTGATAATCTGTTTCTGATAACTTTGAATAATCACCATCAAACACAAAATTTATATTTTCACCATACCAGGCGTCAGTACCTTCTCCAAATTGTTTTTGAAGACTAGCCATTAGAGTCTTTTTCTCTTCATCATCGTCACTCTCAATAGCCTCCCAATTGCCAGTAAAATCTGGAATAAAATTCCTCATAGCTTGAGTATTGTCAAGTGTTTCAAGAATTTCAGCCTCAATATTTCTTTGTTGTTTTTCTAATTCTGGATCTATATTTTTATTACCTGCGGCTATAAAGTCAGTTATTTTTTTATGAAAATCATACATTTCATCAGTACCACCAATTTGCCACGTGAACTTATTAAAAGTAGAAGGTATTGCAAATCTTTCTGTATCTCCTGCTTTATTTTTTATTTCTATTTCATCAATACCACCAGTAACGCCCTTCATACTAACACCACTACCCTTATAATGATCTGTTAAGCTTTTTAAAACATTTTTTTCAACATTAAAAAATCCACCCCACATTCCATTTCCATGATCCACAGTAAGATCTTCTAGTGATATGTGTGAACTTTTAAATTCTGGAACTTTTTTCTCACGCACATTTTCTAACGCAGCATCAGGAGCAACTTCATCTTCAACGAACTCTAACTTATGTTTATTTACATAATCGTCAAAAGACAAGTTGGCATTGCCAGCTGCTTTCATAACATCTTCCTCAGTAAAATCTGTACCTTTGTATTTGTATTTTGACATATTACGGTAGTGTAACTGGATTATTAGCTTTTTGTATTATTTTGTTAATTTTTTCCCTAGCATCAGCATCTCCTAGGTTAAATCCTATCTGTAATTTACCTCCTTCTTCTCCTTTTTCAGATTTGTGTTTAATTTCAATATCTTTTCCAAACACCCAATTTCTTTCAATTGTAAAGTTTTCGCCTAGCTTTTTTAATAATTTATTTCTTACTTGACCTCTATCACCTGATAAATCTTCATTAGTTATATTACCAGCATTTATATCACCGTCACCGCCCCCAACATCTACGCTACCGTAATTCCATTTTGGTAGTCCCATTATTTTAGCCAGTCTATCTTTGCTAATTTTTTTACCATCAGGGGACATGTAGCCACCGTCTTCAGTTGGTTTATATTCTTGCGATTGTCCGTTACCATCTTTAAACACAACACTATCACCATTTGCAATATCATCCATATAACCACGAACAACAGCATCATTAGAATATGTATTGTTTATATTTAAGTATCTTCCTAAATCAGTTTTTGATCCTTTACCACCACCTCCTTTGCCTTGTTTGTCACCAAAGCCTTTGTTAAACTCTGATTCTATCTCATTCATGGCATAGTTATCTATAAACCAATCTAATTTATCACCACCATCTAAATCTTGCATTTTTAAGTCCTCCATCGCGGCTGTGTAAAGCTGTAGTTTTCTTGCCTTTTCTTCATCACTAATTTCATTACCATTAGCATCGTGTATTTTAAATGGATCTTCAATAACTGAAGTTTGCCCATCAGCAAAAGTATAACCTTCAGCTCGAGTTATATATTGATGTGCTGGTGAATCTGAATCAGTACCAGAACCAGCAAACCAAGTGCTCGACATTTGGTTATAACTCATCTGTGAGTAATCATTATATAAGTCTTTTCGTAAAGTTGATCTATCGTTTTGGTCAAATTTATTTTTACTTTTACCACCTAAATCGTAATATTTTGATAAGTAACTTTTTTTATGGTCATGTAAAACGCTACTTTCATCAAGTTCTGGAAGTTGAATATCTTCAAGTGGTGTAAAAGTTGGTGTGGAAGTTGGTGTTCCTGCAGTTGGTATTATAGACTCGTTAACTACACCCCATTTACCATCTCTAAAATCCAAACTATTAACTATACTACCATCAGCAAAAGCAGCACCTAAAGATTGTGATGTTGCGCTAGAACCAGGATTAATCTTAACTTTTCTTCTAATCATCTTTCCGTCTTTGTCAGCAACCTCTACCGTGCCATCTTTATATATACCATTCCATACCGACATTTGTTTGTCGATATACTTAAGACCTTCAACATGGCTTTTTATAGTATTTTCTGCTTTAAGTTTATTAGCAGTAGCTTTAGCCGTATTTATTCCAAATGCAATTTGATTATTTGCTTTTTTTAATATTTTTCTTTGTTCATTTAATATTTGAGTGCTGTAAGCAGCGTCTATAGCGTTTGGCCCTTGTCCAACAACACCAAGTTGATCAGTTTCATACTGAGCATTTGCTAAAGTAGCATTGCTTTGGCTTCTTAATTCTCTACGCGTATTAAGAGCGCCACCTATCATCTCAAGTGCCATTCCTCCTAAAATACCTATAGTTTGATTTCTTATTGTATTATCTCTAGCTCCTCCTCCCATGGAGTAGCCTATTTTATACATTGCGTTTGCGTCTATTTGTACCATGTCTTATATTTTAATAAATTCAACGTCTAACTTACTATAATCAACCATATCATAACCTTTAGGGGTTTTGATAACAGCGTCTCTTGGTATTTCGTCAGACATAACACCTTGATATTTTCCTTCACCAAACGATTTGTCAATATACTCAAACGTGTAAATGTTAATTCCTGAAGCCGATTGACCTATTAAAGAAATGTTTTCTTTTAATCTTCTATCGCTAAGGGCCTTAGCAATCATACTTCTATAAGATTGTTCTCTAGCAAAAGCAGCATCTCTTGTTCCAGCTTCTAGCGCCATTAACCCTTGTGATTTTTGATACAATAGATTTCTTTCGTCTTGTTTTCCTTTCAAGATCATGTCTTGTTGTTGCATTTTACCTTGCATTTTTTGTTGCTGTAAACTTTGCTCTCCTTGTATTTCCATCAATTTGTTTTGCTGAACTTGTCTAGATAGATCAGACATTATATTTCCCTGTTGGTCTTGCTGTTGTTGGTATAATCGCTGCATACTACCTCCAGTTATAGCGCCACTCTGTTGCATTATATCAAGTGTGCTACCTAACTGTCGATTGCTTAAATCTGTAAGTCTATCAGTTGATGTTGTATCAACCGTTAAATTTTTGGCTAAATTTGTTAAATCTTGCGTATAATCCTTATATCCTTCCATTAAATTACTAGTAGGTAAATTCATGAAGTCACTTTTCATAGATTCGAGATTTCGTCCAGCTTCTTCGTACGCTTTTTTTGAATCACGCCTTGTTCCTTTTAAAGGCGATAAAGATTTGAATGGGGTAACTTGTCTTGACATATTTTGTTGTTTATTTATTTATAATTACAGTTTTTACGCGTTATTTACTACTTTCTTTAATTTCCGAGCCAATAGAGAAAAGTTCTATTTTTTCTGTTGAGTTGTTTGTAAATTTTGCTTCCGCAAAATAACCCGTTAAATCACTTAAATTTGCTTTATTATTTTTAGAAAACATAATAAAATCAGTGTTAGATATTACGGGTGCCGTAACGTTTGGATCTAATGGATCGTGGTAAAAACTAACTTTAATTTCTGACTGTCTATATTGATCACTTACAAATTCTACAGTACCAAGTTTTTTCACATCATTTGTATCAGCTATATTATACCCACCCGCGCTAGAAGGCGTAACATACCAAATAGTATCTCCAACTTGTAAAGATCTATTTAAAACTAATTGAGTATCAAATGTTAATGTTATTTCCATATTATTCTACTGTTAAAATGTTATCTAGCGCTAATGTTAATGTCATATCGCTATGGCCATATTGTAATACTTTTATACTTCCTGTTATTGTTGCAGATCTACTACTACCCGTAAAAGTCATTGTTTGCCCGTTTTCTAAAGTTTGCGCTGAACTAGCAGTTATACTAACGCCACTACTAACAGCATCAACATGTGGTGATGTAGCTGTTACACCTATACCCGTCATTAAAACTGTATCAGCTACTTTTATACCGTCTGTACTTGCAATAGTTATTGTTGTGCTATTATCTACAGCTGCATCAGTAGTTGTTGTCACAGGGTCTATTGCTAAAGCAAGATCAGAAACTTCAAATATTGTTTCGTTAAAAGCTTCACTTGCAGTAGAACCCTTACCTGTAAAAGTTATTGTTCTATCTACAACAAATGTAGACGCTTTGTCAATTATTACAGTACCACCAGTAGAATTCACAACCTTTTTTCCATCATCACTAATTACTTTAGGTACAACATAAATAGGATTTACTGATGTAGAGTTTGTTTGATCTTTAAAACCTCTATATATATTAGTAATAACAGAATCACTAGCTATACCAGTACCAGAAACACCCATATCAACAGAAAGTCCTGTTATATCTGTTAACTCTAATTCTGTAGAACTTGATCCAGCTGTCTTTGTTGTTTTAGTTGTTGTAAACTGAAAATCAATCATTTCAGGTTGTTTTGCTATTACAAAATTACTAGCACTAAGCGTTACGGGCCATGAAACTGAAATTGTTTGTGCTGCTGCTGGTTTGTCAGATTTTACATCAGTACCTGCTGCGGTGTAGTTGCTTGGTAAAGTATTATAACTACCACTACTACCAGCAGAAGATAAAGAAAAAGTAACAGTAGTGTCTACATATTGATATATTCTTGGAACATGATATACGTCGTCAACTAAAAAACTATCTGCTATTTTTGTGTCATAATGTTTTTCTGCTGTAAAAACTATATCATAATGATCGTCATCTGAAACTGTAGGAAAAATAATACTTCCACTATAACTACCACTACTACCTAGCGTTACTGGTTTTAATCTAGCTGGTGTAGAAGAAAAAGCCGCTGTAGGTAGCGATTCAGTATCTGGATTTGTTATAACAGTATTTTCAGGAAAATTATAATAATTCCCGTCTTCGTTAATTGCTATTAAACTAAAAGTAGCACCTGGATCTCCTATAACAGTATAGGTTCTAGAGCTTTGTTTAGCTGCTAATCCTATAGTGTCTATAATTATATTAGTTATTTCTTTCATGTTAATTTGATTTTATCCAACCTACTAAATAACATAATGGTTCTAACAAAAATCTATATATTCTTCCTTTTGTATTTCTTTTAGTTCCTTCCATTTCTGCTTGTAAGTCTAAAGTTCTATTAATAGCTATTTCTTCTAAAGCTTTTCTTACTATATAATTAATCTTACCTTCTTTTTTAGCAAAGTTAACAAGCGGCAAAAATATAGTATGATAACCTAAGGCATATACTTTCGCGTTTTTCATGTTAGCACTATGTTTTAACCATACTTTGTTCATAGTAGGTGGAGTACCATAAAAATCATTCATCATACTGCAAACAATTTTTCCACCACCACTACCACCAAAGCCGCCACCGCCGCCTCCGCCGCCGCCGCCACTACCTCCGCCGCCATAAGTACAGCTTCCGTCGTCAGTATTTGCTGATGAATCGTAGTTGTCCGCTAAAGGATCAGTACATCCATAAATAACAGGTACACACGTCCCGTCATCTGTATTAGCACTTGAATTATAATTAAACGCGCTTGGGTCAGTACAACCTAAAATAACAGGTATACATGAACCGTCGTCATCTGTAGCTAATGGATCATAGTTAAACGCGTTTGGATCAGTACAACCATAAACAGGTGGACCACCTGGACTAACCCAATTAGGATCTCCTTGGTTTTCCGTGTTATGATCTATATCTAGTTTAATATCTACATTATGCGCTGGCATAACAAAATCTAATTGTAGTTTTAATTCTAACTTATAAGGAAACCACTCGTAACCAGTGTTTAAGATCATTTGAGGATCTCCAACTGGATAATATTTTTCTTCAATAAATATATCACTAGTATTTAGCGTGATAAATGTAGATGGATTAGCAGGGTCAACAGCTTGTACATTGTTACCAAAATAAACTGTTTGGGTTGGCTGTACTCCTGTTGGATCTAGTTGATTGTGCCATAAAGAAAGATTACCGTCTCCTTGGTATTCAGGCTCTCCATTTACTGTTATTGTGCCGTTAACAGTAGTGTCACCAGTATTTAAAAGTCTAATACTTGCGCCGGTTATATTATTTTTACTGTCTCCCCAACTTGCAGGGTTTTGTGAATGACCAGCTGTTAATGATATATTGGCATTTGGACCACCAGTAGTACCGGGCGGGTTTGCTATAACTGGAAAATCATACACAGCTTCAAAAGCTCCAAAACCAAAATTAGGAACAACTGGTGTTATGTCAATTACAACAAGCTCATTTACTGTTGCGCCGGCTTGATAAGTATTTGTAAGTGTTGTATAATGGTTAGAACCGTCTACATTTATATATAGATTACTAGCGCCATTTGCAATTGCATATCCAGAAGTTAAAAATATATTTGTATATGGTCCAGTAGCGGTTACAGGTGGAGGAGGATTTAAAGGTGAAACACTAACACTATATTCAGGTATTGCATATTGACACATAGTAGAATCACTTATAGTTGCATTAGGATTGTAAGTGCCGTTTATAGCGCTAGGATCCATACACCCGGTAACAGGAGCTACCTCGTCAATATCTAGTGTTAATGACAAACTATTTCCATGCCCAATATCTATATTTGGATCGTAAACAACATAAACAAAAGCTTTTAAATATGCAGGATATGGCGATAGTGTTATTGAGCTTTTACTAGTATTCCAAGTGTTCCATGTTTTTTCATTTTCTGCTATTTCAGGGCTTAAAGTATCATTGTCAAATCCACCAGAATCATTATTATAAACTTCTATTAAATGTATTTTACTCCATGTCACAGGATTAGAATCTGTTAAAAAAGCACCGTTAACATACGCGTCATTTGTAAAAGTATAAGGACCTTGAAAATCATAACTTCCATTATTAAATTGAGGTGTTGCATAACAACTTGTTCCTCCTGGTCCAAACATGTATGTATGTGCAATTTGCGAAGATATTCCATGAGGTGTTGGATGAGGCGTGCAAGACGTAGATCCGTATGGGTGCAAATTAGTTATATAGCTCCACTCACTATCAATTCCGTCAATTCTTATATTACCAGCTAATACAGGTACTCCAGTATGAGGTGGTATTATTTTTAGTTCATAAAAAGGACTATTGCTTGAGCTACTGTATTTTACAACAGAACCGCTCCCGCCACTTAGATCAGGGTCGACAATTATTTCAACGCTATAGTTGTTGTTAGAATTATGAGTAGTATTGTTATGTGACATATTTTATTTAATAATTTGGTGGTGGAGGTGAACTAGTATCTGGATCGTTTGAATCTTGTATTGTTAAAGAGTTTGGCGTATACGTGCACGAACCATCATCTATAGTTGCCAATGGATCGTAATTATTAGCGGCAGGGTCCATACAACCTGGAATTGCTTGTGGATTTCCACCGCCCGTACCACCACCAGGACCACCTGGAGGAGGTGCCCATATACAACTACCATCATCATATGTAGCTAAAGGATTGTAATTGTCAGCAGTAGGATCCGTACAACCAGGAACCGGTAAAATACATGAACCATCATCAACTGTTGCGGTCGAATCATAATTTGTTGCGTTAGGATTAGTACAGCCATATATTGGAGTTAAAAAACAACTACCATCATCAACTGTAGCAAGAGGATTGTAATTTGAAGCATTTGGATCCATACATCCTGGTATATCTATTACACAACTTCCGTCATCATAAGTAGCTAGTGGATTATAGTTGTTTGCGTTTGGATCAGTACATCCAGGTATTTGTTGAACATAAACACAACTACCATCATCTTGAGTTGCGTTAGGATTGTAGTTACTAGCATTTGGATCCATACAACCATTTACAATTACAGGTGGTTCTATATGATAACGAGAAGTATCTACACTCATGTTTAATATTTTTCCTATTCCTTGAAAAGAAAACTCATCAGTTTTAATATCTAAGCTTTCTGCTACATCAATTCCTTTTATATAGTTAAACCATTTACCTTCTTTTTCTATAAACTCAGATACATTGCCTTTTTGTTTATCTGTAGAGATATGCTCTACGCTCCAACCATCTTTTTGTATTAAATTATAAAAACCAGTTCTTACGTCTGTTGTTTCTTGATTTATATATGACTGCGAGCCTTCATAACCCAACGTCTTAAATGATTTAATTACACCTGCTTCGTCATTTAAAACAACACTAACAGAAGAAGGTGTGTAAACTCCATAAAAAGTATTTCTTGGATTTTGATTACCTTGCTTATCAAGCTCTACATGGTGTTTATAACCTAGTCCTTCGTTAAAAGTGTAATAATCAGAACCTAAACTTAAAGCGCCAAAGTCAGTAACAAAAGATTTAAAACTACACCAACCGTTTACTTCGTCATCAAAAGAAACTGTTGTAGCGCTATTAACAAGTGTTAAGTTGTATTCGTTTTTATCATTATCAAAACTACCTATTAAATGATTGTTGTTTTTTAAATTATCACTAAACCAATCAGACATTCCGTAATCAGATATTACTGTCACACCATCCATTGATAATCTTAATACAGCTGATCTAGTTTTGTCTGTAAAATAAACTCTAAAAGCATCAGAAGCAAAACTTTCTGGATTTTTAGATATACCAAATTCACCGGCAAAAGGCATAGCTTGTCCTAAAACTCTATTTGTAGATAAAAGTTGAGGATTACCATCAGCGTTAAACATGGCATCTTTGTTTGCTAGTATTCTTAAAACTTTGTCTTCACAAAAAGCCAATAAATCATTATTTCTACTAAAGAGTTTTTGTATACTACCGTAAAAAGGATTTAAATCTTTTGTTATACCTTCAGTAATAAGAAATTGATTTAAATTATTAACACCAGTTGTTGAATTATATATTCCTGAGAATATTAAACCACTAGTTCGATGTTCCGTTTCATAGTTACTGTCTATTGTTGAAGATACAACAGGTCCTTTATCTAAAGTTACCTGGTTAAAATCATCTCGTATTCTATTTGACTCTACACCGTTACCAAAAGAAAAACAATTAAACCAATCTAGACCTATAGGATTTTTTGCAATATCTGTTTTAAATTCATATGTAAATGGTGGAACTCCTGGGAAATGAGGTAAAGGTCCAGTTGGTAAATCAGCTAAATATAGCGTAACAAAACTTCCATCTACCTTTGTAAATCTAAAAGGTACATTTATATTAACATTTGCCATTGCAAGACTTATTTCTTCGTTAAATCGCAATGATATTTCTGAAGTTCCATTAAAACCTTCTACTTGAGTAACTCTAGTTGTAACACCGGTTTGCATAGCATCTTCACCACCAGGTCTAGTAACAATAGAATTTATTGGTATATATAACTCTGAATTTTCTGGAGTTATTTTAACAGGATAAGCTTGAGAAGCTTCGTGATAAATATCTAAACCTTCACTTTCTTTTGGCTCTGTCTCCCAAATAGCAGGATTCATACTTACTGACGCTTCGCCTCTAACGTATTTTTCTTGAATAAATTCAATTCCAAATGGTGTATTGTTATCTGCCACTGTAAAAGTGGTGGTGTTAGTGTTTGTGTAAGGTTTAATAGTTGCTAAGTTTGGATCTTTATCTATTGGTATTTTATATCTTAATCTTCTATTACTTGCGTTTCCATAAGCTCCTAATCTAGTTCTATATTGTACATACTCATCGCCATTCCAGTTATCACCTAAATCAAAATCTTCATCTTCCCAAGCGTCAAACTCTGATTGAACATGATACCACATAGTATGGTTAAATAATCTTTTAATTATTGGATCATCATCAATTTCAAATATCTCACCACTAGTATCTCCAGCAAATCTAAATTTAGTTCCTTTAACTAGCTTTGAAACAACATCAGCTTGTACTGCGTCAAAAGAATTACCTGGAGTACCAACGCCCCATAGTTTATCTGCTTCTTTTAATCCTTTTATTAAATTTGAAGGTAGTTCTTTTTCATCTCCTTCACCATCCCAAGGCACATTTGTTTCAATAGTATGGTGAACTCCAATAGATGTGTACTGCGAATAGTGAACATCTTGATGTATTTGTCCGTAAGAAATATCCATATACCACTTACCATTTATTTGGTGAAACCCTTGTCCATAAGCACTAGACGTATCTTCATCGCTCAACTCATCATTTGGTCCAAAGTTAAGTGGTAACGATCCTTTATAGTAAGCATTGTCTAAAAACCAAACTCTATCCATTACATTGTCAGATGGATCACTAACATCAAGATTACGTTTCCATCTACTCATTGTATCTGATTTGTTAAAACCAGTGGTAGTATATCCACTACTCCCAACAATCGTGGAAGTTGCGTCGCTGTCTAAGAATAAATAAGGGTCTATTCTAGCGTCAACTTGATATTGAACACTACCACTATTTAATAGTAAATGTTGATTAACAACACTGTCTCCGTAGATTTTAACAAAAAATTTCCCATCAAATTCAGGTCTATTTTCTTTTATATTTTTATAAATATTAATTTGTACTGATGAATCTAAATCTGGTAAACTACCTGAAATAATTGTTGGATAATTTGGATATATCCATTTGTCTTCAGTATCAACTATTCTATCTAAAGTAATTTTATAAGATCTACCACCGTCTATTCCTCCATTTTCTAAAATATCTACAGCAACAATATCATATATTTTTGAAGTTTGAGTTGTAGTAGAAAAATCAAGAGTTAATTTTTCTGTAATTTCACTAAGTTTTGCATTTCCACTACCAACCCATGTATCTTCATCAATCTCAAAATATCTTTGATTAATAACTATTGGCGATCCCTGTGTTAACGTAGGTGTTTCACTACCAGCAGAAGAACCAACACTTATTACCTTTGTCTTTATGTAATCAGGAGCAGACTTATTAATGTCAATAACCTTATACTTAGCTTCTTCAATAATCATACTGTTAGTGCTTTCGCCTTTCTTCAATATTAAATAACTATCTTCTCGAACCTTATTTATATCAGACGAAGGAAATGACAACCAAAAATGACCATCTTTAGCGTCATAGATTCTATCCATAACTAAATTATAATATTCAGTTGCAGTTTCTTTTACATAGAACTTCATGTATTCTGCCCAATAAGGCGGATCGTTTGTTAATCTAGTTTCAATTGATGTTTTAAACTTACCGTGCTTCTTTTTTACTTGAAAACTAGCTTTTGCATCACTAAAAACAGGTGTTTCTCGTCCATACTTGTCTAAAAAAGTAACTCCAACTTGATACTCTCTCATAGACTTTAACGATTTTTGACCATAAAGATATAAATCTGAACTTGGGCTTATGTCTTCTTCTTGCAATATATAACTATCTGTATAATTGTTTAGAAATAAAGGTTTATATCTAATATTATCTGGGTATCTAGTTATGTATTTAGATACTAGAGTAGGTTTTTCTAAAATATCAAAGTTTTGAGTATAATTACCATATATAAGTCTATTAGCACTTAACTCTTGAGCTTTGGCAAATCGTGGAACGTGGTCCCAAGGTCTTGACAGTTGATTTTCTGGAGTTGTAGAAAAAATAACATCTGACTCTAGTTCAAATGAATTTGCATCCCAACAATTTAACAAATGGTTTCCAAACATGTTAAAACCTGGATTGTTAAAGTTTTCAGCAAGATAACTTTCTTCAGCATTTCCTATAGATATGGATTCTCTATCGTTTGGTTTTATCGTATCAACAATATAAACAGTTGGGCTACGAGAATCTTTATATAAAATATCTACTTGTACAACATCTTGGGGAGTGTTTACTGGTAAAAAATTTCTTAAATTTAAACCAACTAAATATCTGTCCATTCCTTTATTAAACGCAGACTTTGTGTCGTATAAAAATTTTCCTGGTTCAAAAACAACAGAAGTAAAAGGCGCAAAAGAAGAGTATTCTCCATCTTGATACCTCCATCTATAACTAAATCTAGGAAATTTTTTCTCAAACATTAACTCTTCTTTGTTAACGTTTTCAGCTTTAAACATAAGACCTCCTGGATTTCCTGTTGTTGTATTAGGGTTTATAGATAATATTTGAATTTTATAAACATTTGAATAACCACTTGGGTTACCAGGATTAGTTCCACCACCACCGCTAATATCTTCAACCACTTTTACTCTAACATCAAAGTTTGTAGGTAATTGACCATTACTGTTTAATAGTAAAATCTCATCATTTACACTATACCCAGATCCATTTTCAAAATTATCAAAATCAGCAATAACAATATCGCCAACAGGTAATAAATCCCCAGGATTATTAGGGTCTGCAAATGGATTTTGACTTCTTATTTCAGAAGTAATTACTTTAGTGTATTTAGGTTCTAAAGTTAACGGTGTTAATGGATATTTTTTTATAACAGTTATATGATCTTCTCTTAACAAAATATTATTAGAGATTGTTATATTAGCTTTTGGGGCAACTAGCTTTGTGTGATAAGAACCTGTAACGTCAGTACCTTGTTGACATAGCTTTACATTTATCTTCTTAGGCTCACTAGAACCATCAGTCCAAAAAAGTAAATCATCTATTATATTTATTCCAGTAATAAGGTTGTTTGTAGTTCTCTTAGGAAAAGCTAATATTCTTTTTTTAGGATCGCTTGGAAACAAATCTACCACAATAGGAATTACGTTTCCATTGTGGTACTTTAGTATTAAATCTTTATCTTTATGCTGAACAAACCAGTAAAAACAATCATTTTTTTCATCAGCAATAGCACCAACACATCTAGAATCAAAAGGAACAATATACAAGTCCGTCAATGGCATGTTACCAAGTAAGTTCTCAACAGCACCAACATCAGATCCTTCTGAAGTTGAGACTTGTATGTTCATAGCGTTTCTATATTCACCTTTAGGCACTAATCTTTCGTCAGCGTCTTTATTCATCTTCCCCGCCATGAAAGTGTTTTTGATTTCAGGCATACTTTAGTGTTTTATATGTTTAGATTTACCTCTTAATATCTGTGTTAATTCTTCTAGTTTTAAATTAGATAATCTTAGCTTAGCAGTTCTCACTGATGCAAATTTATCTTTTTGAAATCTACGGACTATATACTCTTGAACATTAGCTCTCGTAGATAAAATAGCGTATGCTATACACTTATACATCGCCTCTTCAGCATATTTATGAACTCTCATTTCTCCATCTGTACCTAAACTATCACTTATATATTGCAAAACAATAGTTTTACCTGATATATTAGAACTGAAATGAATTAAACCAGTATTATCATCTATATAATAAGAACCGTTTACTTGAGCGTGTTGAGGGTCTAGACCATATCTTTCGCCATGTACAAGATCATAAGTACCATCGTCATATTTATTTTGATTATCTGTAGGTGTAAGTGACTTGTAATTACTCCAGGTATTAGATTGTTTGTTTAAGTCTACAAATATAATTTCTTTACCATAAAGCTGTGAATTAACAGTAACTAGTGGTTTTGCTGGATTTATAGCTGGTTGAAGAGCAGCGTCTTTAAGTTTCCATTCTTCAAAATCTGGATGTGTAGTGTGGATTGCTATTCCAGGATATGTATCTGAAGTAATACCATCTAAAGCCTCTATAGTTGTTCCTAATGGTATTCCAGGACCAAACACACTCATACCAACAGCTAAACCACCTGGATCTGTGTCCATCATTATTTTCATACCATAATTTTGGTTAGCATTTTGATTTATGTTTACGCCATATATCATGTTTTGACCTCCACCAGCAACATTTTGAGCAATTGTAGCTCTAACTTCATTTGTAAACTGAGGCAAAGGTGTTTTAGAAACAAAGTCATTAGGAGAAGTTATAGGATTTCCAAAAGAATCATATGATCTTGTGATACCATACTCCATGTATTGATCAAAATTAGGATCTCCTGGTATATTAACTTTCCAAGTATTAGTTTCAAATTTTAAATTACCATTAGACTCTTGTTGATAAGCTGTTGGATTACCTGTTTTAGAGCTAGGGTGAATAGGGTGGTATATACCAGCGTCGTCAACCCAAGAAAGTTTAACATAATGAACATAATCTTGAGGTAGTGGCATTGTTAATATAGAAGGAACTTCTATTTCAAAAGATTTTATAGATTTAAAGGTGTCAAAGCTTAATTCAGCTAAAGCTCTTTGTGCGTGAAAAGCAACATCAGTTCTTCTTACCTTACTTATTATTTTGTCTTCACCAACATATGCAACCATAAAAGAATTTATAATATCTTCTAAAGATGTAAATTGATAATTACCATAATTACCACCATTATTTTGTACGCCATCACCACCGTCATAATATATTTTTGAATCTAAACCTAAGTCTATAAATTCACCTTGACCAGTAGTAGCATCAAACTTTTGTATATACCTATCTAATAATCCCATGTTTTATTGTTTTTCTTGTTGTATATTTTTTTGATCTTCTGTTGTAGCTATTTGATATAAGTTAGGGTCTTCAATTGCAATACCTGCTAAAGCTAATATTTTAATAACTAAGTTGTTTTCTTCTGAAGGGTGTAATTCAAAGTCAATTGATTGTGTTGCGTCATAAAGGGCGTGATCGCCAACAACAGTATATCCCCAATGGATATTTTTTGGTTTTCTAATATAATGACAGTGAACGTTGTTTGTGAATGTTGGATATATTCTAAACCCTCTTGGCATATCTATATAGACAGCGCGTTTTAGAGTAGGTCTAGCTAGTGGAGAGTTTTTTATTTTTAACCATTCGTTATGGTTTATTTGTTCTATCTCACCAAAACCAGTTTCTAAACTTCCAACTCTATATAGTTCTTGTGGTTTTTGAAAATAAGGTGAATGATAGTATAATAATTTTATATTTTTAAATATAGCTATTTTTTCTTCTAGTAGTGTTAACATGTCTGAATACTCTGTGCTATTTCCAGGTAAGCGTCCAAATTGATTTATATCATAAAAATATTGCTCAAAAATATCCATTTGAGCATGATCTGCAAAAAGATTAAACTCTTGTGGAGTTATATAACCTCTTTGTTCTTTATTAGCAATTGCTAATACTTTTTGATATACCGTATCTATATTAACCATAGTATTTTTTTATTGTAGTTTGCAATCGCCCCGTAGAGCGACTGCATCTACAAGGTTTTTACATTAATTGTTTTTCAATATTTGTATAAATTTCCATACCTTCGTCAGTTTTAAACCAAGCGGCTAAAGCTGAATATGGATGTTCATCAAAAGGAACGTTCATTAGTTTTCGTTTATTAGTACCCCACATAAATGTTCTTTGATCTGGTGAAAGTATTAATATACCTAATTCAGTAGCTTTAATACCAAAGTTTCTAAGTTGAACATTTTCATCGTTAACTAAATCTAAGAATAACTGAGGGTTTTTCTTAGCATATAACAATAAATCTCTCTTAAGTTCTTTAGAACTCATCTCTGATACCTTAGATCCAACTTGAACACGCATTACCGCTTCAGCTATGTCTATATCTAAGTTTTTAGCAGAGTTTAAAGCTTCTATTTCTAATTCTAATAAATCTATTTGACTTGCAGCTACTTTAACTGGATTGTGTTCTCTAAATAATCTTCCATTATGGGGATGATATAGTGATAATAATTTTTGTAAAGTTTGCTTGTTTCTTGGTACACGTAATTGTCCATTTCTAAAAATGATATGTGCTAACCTAGATTTACTTCCTTCTGGAAACTCATCAACAAAACATGTTTTTTGATTTTCAGTATATTTTAATTCTCTCTCGTAGCCTTTAGCTTCGTCAAAATAAAAAATATTTGAAGATCTCATGGAGTAAGATAGAGGTGATTTCTCGCCTACTAAATAGTAGTTTCTATCTTTTATTTCCCAACCATCTTCTGGGTGAGGAGTTCTTTTAACTTTTGGTCTTGGAGCTTCAACTATTGGAGTTTCCATAACCGGTACTTCTACTTGTGGTTGTTCTACAACCTTTTTTTGTTTTTTTGCCATAATATAATATAATATAAGTTAATAAAAAAAAAGGGGCGCAGAACATTTGCGTGTATGGCGCCCCTTTTAATAATAAGTGCTTATTTCATTAACATGAAATTGTTAGCACCTTGAGTAATTAAACATCTTTCAGATAAGTAGTTTATTTGCATTGCATCTAAATCAGATGTAGCTGCACCAACTGAACCAGTTACCCAAGTTTTCATTCTTCTATCGTCAGTTTGTGAAGCTCTGTAACGAACGTGTAAGAATGGTCTCTTTAGGTTTTTACCTAGTTGTTGGTCATAAACAGAAGATACACCCGCTGGGATAAGTACCCCTCTAATCGGAGCTACTGCATCTCTATCGTTAATACCACCTCTTGTAGCTTTGTCATTTAAGTATCTCATGTCAGACTTGTAGAAGTCATAAGAACCTCTTCTGAAACCAGAGAAACCTAAATTTAATGCCATATTCTCAGAGTTGTTGAATACTCCGTAAGAAGTACCACCAGCTCCGTAAGAATTCATAGAAGCTAACATGTCATCCATAGCTAAGCTAGTAGATCTGTTAACAAACATCATGTTTTCTTCAATAGCACCTTGCTTATCAAACTCAGCTAATATTAGATCAAACTCAGCTAAATCAGTAGCAGCGTTAACACCAGTAATACCAGTAGTAACGTTACCTCTATCTTCGATAGCTGCGAATAAACCTTCAGTACCAGCGTTAGTTCCAAGACCAGCAGCACCTGCGAATATAGTATCAACAGCTACAGATGTAGAAACGATTTTTTCTGCTTCTAACATAGTCATCTCTAAGTAATCAGTGAAACGAGCTCTAGTATCACCTTCAGCTTTTAAATACCATAGGTAACCACTTTGTCCTTCTTCACCAGTAACTTCAACCCAACCGATTTGTGAAGCATCAGATCCTGAGATCTCATAGTAATCCTTCATAATAATTGGTTTGTTAGTAAAGCTTTTGAAACTTGGTTTAACAGTTTTAGGTCCAGAAGCAGAAATACCACCGTAATTTCCTTGTCCTTCAACACCTTTGTTAAATTCAGAACCATAAACTAATACTGTACATGCAGCCGCTGACTCTGTAGAAAAAGCAGATAAATCATCTAAATTTTCTTGCTCATAAGGCACACAAGTTACAGTAGCACCTGAGTGAGCTGTAACGATACATTTTGCTGTTCCTTCTGCTGTTGCTACTAATACTTGGTCGTTAAGTCTTATACCGTGAGTACTAGTTAATGCATTCCCATCAATATCAGTAACGATTGTAACAACTGAAGTTCCAGTGTTTACCGTACCAATGTATGATAAGTGTAGTCTACCTTGTTCAGACCAAACTACTTGGTCAGACGTCATAGCCTCTTCAGCTCCTACTTGTGAAAGAAATCCTGAAATAGTTCTCGGTCCGAAAACTTCAGCTTCTTTCTCCATAAGATCTGGTAAATATTGTTGCGCCCATCCTGCTGTTCCTTGGGCTGTAAAATCGATATAATTTGATGCTAATGTTTGCTTTTGTGGAGCTAAAACACTATTCAAATTACTTCCTGCTGTAATTGCCATTTTAAATTTGTTTTAAATTATTTATTTAGTTTTTTTAAATTTAAAAGTCGGAGAAGTATCGTCACTTAGCACTTTAAACTTCATACCATCAACATTAACCTCTTTATGTGACTGTCTAGGGTTCATGTCAACGTTTTTAGATTTAGCAATACTATTTTTCATAGCATCTGCCTTGCCTTGCTCGTAAAAGTGATTTGCTATAGCGTCTGGGTTCATTGCTGTAAATAATGATTTATGATAACCTTTAGCATCTTCCATTTCATAATTTTTGTTTAGAAACTTTCCAACAAAATTATTTATGTCGCTTTGAGTATCTTTTACTTCATCAGGATTTTTAACATTAAACCTATACTTTTTGTCTCCAACTTGATATTCAAAACCTTTGAAATCATTATTAAAAACTTGGTTAGTTTGATTCAAAAAAGTATCTTGCTGTTGTTTAATCACTCTTGTCTCTTCTTCAGACTCTTTTTCATATCTATTAAAGAAATCCATAGCTTTTTGTTGTTCAGGCGTTAACCTAGAACCAGCTTTAATTTCTTCATAGTATTTAGACTTTTGCCCGTCTAAGTGGCTTTTAGCGTTGGCAACTTGCTCTTTTAACGCTATTTTTTTCTTTCTAATCTCTCTTTCTTCATCTACTTCTTCATCATATGAAAAAGAATCATCTATTAAAAAATCAATTTCTTCGTTTGATAAGTGAGATTTTGTTTGTTTATAATATTCTCTAAGTACTGTTGTGTCGTCATATTTAGAAAAATCTTGATTTAAATTTACGTAATCTTCTAGTGTACCACCAGTTTCTTCCATAAAGTCTACAACTTTTTGTAAATTCTCTGGCAAAGGTATTCCTTGCTCTTGTTTTTCTGCAGTTGCGTCAAGCAGTTCTTCTGCCAATTCTCTAGTTTCTTCTTTTACTTCTTCTGTTACTTCTTCTAAAGTTGGTTGTTCTTGTGCTTGTTCTTCCGACTGTACTTCTTCTTGTTCTTGTGGGGCGTCGGCATTATCATCGACTGCAACCACTCCCTCGTTGTCAGGGTTATCTTCTTTACCTTCATCTTCTTTTGATTGAGTTAAATCAACGACGTAATCGCCATCTTCATTAAGATTTGGTTGTTTAGTTTCTTCAACTGTTTCTTCAGTTGCTTGTGTAGTTTCTTCAACTACTTCATTTTCTTCCATAATATAATATAATAATTAATAAATAGTTTTACCTTGGGTCAAAAGATCCTAAATCAAAACCTCCCCCTAAAGTATCATTACCTGCTGACTCAAAGTTTTTAGGTGGTTTTCCACTATTTCTTTGTTCAATCATTTCACTTTGTTGAGTTGCTTGGATTTTAGTTCTTTTATCTTTACGATCTTCTTTTTCTTTTTCTTTTCCTTGTACAGCTGTAACTTCAGCTTGCTTTAATTGCATGTTAAAATTAAACTCGAGCTCCATTAACTCTTTTTTGTAGTTAACTTCTTGCGCTTGTTTTTGCGCATCAAGTTGAGCTTTCATTTGCTCTAACTGCATTTCAATCTCTATATTAGCTTGATTTTTTTGCATTTCCATTTGCGCCGCCGCTTGTTGAGCTTGAATATTAGCTTGAGACTGCATTTGAATATTTCTTTCTTGATTAGCTTGATCTTTAGCTAATTTCTTTTCTCTACGTATCTTAAGTAATTGATTAGCTAGTTTAACGTTTTTAATATTTCTAAGATCAATAGCATCTGCTAACTCTATTAATTGTTGTTGAAGAGCCATTTGTATATTGTTTTCAAGCATAGCTTTTTCCTCATCATCCGGTGCTAGTTCTATAAATATTCCAAAATCATATAGATGTAATTCTTTTAACTCTTCTAATACACCAACATTGTGAGCACCTATAGCTTGTACAAAAGCATCAGCTGTTGGAGAATACTCAATAATATCAGATATTCTAAGCGAAAGACATTCTGCAACCTCAGTAGTTAAGAACAATCCACCTTGTAATATATGTCTTGTTGCTGTATTACTATTTGCAGCTGCTAATTTTTGAACACCAACTAAAGCATTTTTATCAGGTGTAGTCGCATCTCTAGCCTCATTTAATCCGGTTGTATCTCTTATCATTTGTAGATAATAGTTGTAAGTTTGAATTAAACTTTGCATTTTGTTACCGCCAGATCCTGATTGTATTTCTTGTATTGGTACTTTACCAGGATTCATGTCACCTTCAGAAGTAAATGATCTACCTATTACAGATCCTGTTTGGAAGAACATGTTTAGCGCTTCTTGTGGATTGTAATTAGTACCATTACCTAAATCTATTTCAGCAAGACCATCAGCATCTAAATAAACTCCATCTGGAACCATTCTTGATAATACTTGTTGTAGTTTTAAATGTGTTAATTGTATCATATCAGCAAAACCAGTAACACGTCTTACTAAAGATTCAATTTTTCCTTTGTACATTCTAGGTGCACAAATCGCGTAGTTCATTTTGACTTTAGTAAAATCACTTTTAGGACGCATCATGTTTTTTGCCATTTCCCACTTAAGTAATTTATTTGTACCTAATATTAAAGCACCATCATAAAGACATTCTATAGATCTTTCTAGTTTTGCATAACCACCTTCCTTATCTTTTGGAGGATTAAAAGTGTCATCTTTTTCTATTATTTTCTCAGCACCACTACCCGTTTCTTTTGTTTTATAAACTTCATTCATATAAGTTTTATAATTAAAATATAAAACTTGAACAGTATTATTGTCTATTTCTCTAGAGTTAGTTAGTCCACCATGATAATTTTTAGCATGATGAGCTTTGTTTTTTACAATATCTTCTAATTCATCATTCTTTAAATACGGAAACTGCTTAGCTAATTCATTTATTGAAACGCTTTTTACTTCACCTACATAATATATATCGTCAAAATATGGTGATTCACTATAAGAATAAACTAAGTTTGCTGGGTCAACATAATCTATAACAACACCTTCAGATGTATTAAATGAAGTTTTTACAGCACCAATACCTAAAACTGTAAGATCATAATAAAATTGTTTTTTAATCAACTCATATTTATTACCTTCCATTAAAACGTTTATTGCTTGTTCCTCAGCAATCTCTACAGCTTGTTTATAGGTAAGTTGCATGTGAAGCTCTAGCTCTTCTTTACTATCAGGTAGTGTTTCTGGATCATTTTGATAAAGATTTAATCCAATCTCACTAGCTACATAGTCGTTTATATTTTTAGTTTCCATGTCTAATAATATAGACTCCATGTATTTTGTACGTTTTTCTACGCCAAATGGATCTTGAGAAAAGGCTTTAACATCCCAAGTTCTCTCTGCAATACCATTTACAACTATATCTACAAACTTAGGTATAATAGGTACTGGTTTCCAGTCTAAATTAAGATAAGATAAATCACCGTTTATAGACAATTCATCTTTATATTTTTGTATTGATTGTTCACCTCTAGCGTACAATCTAAGATTATGAAAATTATTTTTATTAGTATGATACCTATTAACACCTCTATCTTGATTGAACCATTCAGTTTCTATAGCTTTAGCTATTCTTAAACCGTAATCATAACTCAACTTTTCCAAATCACTTACGACTTGGCTTGGAAAATAACTATTTATAACAGACTCTGCCATATTTATTTTTTAATTAATTTTGATGTACTGCCTTTGTTTGTATATTTAGCAATACTTATATTTAGTTGTGGTTTTTCTATTTTAGCATTTGGAGCGTAAAGATGTCTATTGTTAGCCATTATAGCTAAACCAGAACTTATAGACGCATCATGCTTTGTTCTTTTTGTTATATCAAATCTTGCCCAATCATTTAACAATTCATTAAAATAACAATTACCAAATGTTCCATCTTGACCCATACCTACATGGTTTTGGATATACATCTCAATCGCGGCAGCATGGGCTTGCTTTATATCTTCACTTGAGTTTGGTATACCTCCTATTTCTTTTTCTGCTACAGATAGTTTATTCCATATCTTATCAGGTCTATTCATACTAAACCCCCTATAACCTCTTCTTCTTAAGTAATACAACAAACGTGGTTTGTTATTCTCACAGAGTATTGGCATTCCATAAAATACTAATGCCATTAAAACATCTTCAAAAAACATTTCCGCAGTTTGTGGTCTAGCTAAATACTCTAAGAAAAACGTATTAGCTGGAGCATCTTCCATGCTAAATTTTGTTAAACCGTGAAGAGCGCCTTTAGATCCAATCCCATCAACAGTTCCTGATATATCATAACTATCACATCCAAAAGCACCCATGTGTTCATTTGCAGGATATTTAATACCGTTTTTAAGTATAATTTTATTCTGCATATCTGGGTGAGGTGTCCAACTTATTTTGAATCTACCTTTAGGGTCTGGATAAAATATTACTTGAGTATCTTTAACACCATTTACCCATTGAAAATTACCTCTTGAAATACCTAAGGTTCTAGACATTTCCTCATTATAATCTATTTGTTCGTATATTTTTACTAGATTAAATATACTATTTTTTGTTTCATCTCTAAACGCGTGCTCTGTAGTTCTTGGGAATTGTCTATAAAATTCATTTAAAGCATCTTGATCTCCTTTTAAACCATCAGCCTCGTTTTGCCAGTGATTTATAACACCTATATCTATTAACTCTCCATGGGGGTCAAAGACTTCATTATCCGGAGTATTGAAGACTGGGCTTCCGTGCTCGTCAATAAATCCTTCGTAGTTCCACTCCATTGGGATAAAAAGAGAATATAGTCCAGACGCTGTTTGTCCATTTCTGTTTCGCTTAGTAACGTCGGATGCGTTATATAATTTTTTGAAGTTTTCTCCACCTTTGTCTAATGAGTTTGATGTTGAGCCCATCATACATTTACCTATGATCCTACTACCTAACCGTAAACATGTTTTTGTAACTCTCCAGTTATTTAATATATTATCGGGTCTTTCCCATTTTCCACTTTCATCATGTACTAGTAATTGTAGTTTTTCACCATCATAACTATTATCACCAGTATTCTTCCAATCTATAGTTGTGTCTAAACCTTGTATATCTTCTAACTTTTCGTTAGTTGTAATTTTCTTTCTAGTAAACTTACTAGCTGGAACTCTATACGCAAGCTCAGATTTTGGACGATCCATACCGTCTTGGATAGGACTAAAGAAAAAAGGATAATTAATTGATATAGGTACAACTTTATCAGTAAACATTTTCTTTGCATCAGCTCCAGTTTTAGATAGTATTCCAAATCTTGAGTCAGTAGATATTGTAGCTTGATTAACTGTTTCAGCTGATGACATAAAAGAAAATCCAGAACGTCTATTTTTAAGATAACACATTCCATAACATCTTTTATCTGCCTTACAAGCCTCCCAAAATATATAGAATAATCTATTGGCTTCTCTAAAATCCGGCGCGCCTACATCAATTTTACTCCATTGCAGGTACATGTAATGCGTACCAGTCATATATGTTGGTACTCCAGAGTTGTTAAACCAAAAACCTTCTTCTCTACGTCTAAACTCTTCGTCTATATAATCATACCACTGAGCTTTGTTTTCTTCCGGGTAAGCTTTCCAATCAAATATACTTTTTAACCTTTTAAGTTCTTTAGGATATTCAAATTGTTTCCACTTTTTTTCTTTGTTGCTATACACATTACTAGCTTTAGGGAGCGCTATTTGAAAATTTTGTATTTCGTATATCTCACCTATTTGACCAGTTTTAGATATAACAACAATATCATGTTCTTTGTTGTAACCGTACTTCCACTTTTTACCTTTATTAAGTCTACTTATAGTAGTCTTTTTTATAGGTTCAACAATACTATATAAATTTTGCTCGTACATTACTTAGACCTACCTTCTGCAAAACCTTTAAAAACTCTTACCTCTTCCTCTTGTTTAGGTTTATTATTTAATAAATCTTCTTCTTCTTGAATTCTATTCAATATTTCAAAAGCATCAAATATAGCTAGCTTTTTTGTAGCAGCAGCATTCTTTAATCTATCAGCTGATATATCATCGTCTGAATCTACAATAGCTTCTTTAGCTACTTTAATTAATTCTTCAACTGCTTTATGTCCAGCTTGGATTATACTCTTCTTCGTTTTTTTGATGTCCATATATAATTGTAATAAAATTTGATAATATTCTATATAGTTTTTTACCATCTACTATAAATTCATATTCTGAACCAGGTCTAAACCCAATAACCTGATTAATGTCAACGGCACCATCAGTGTATTTTACAATGCCTTTTAAGGGTTCTTCGACTTCTACGTTTAATTTATTCGTAGATTTTATAGGTTGAACAAAACAATATCCTTCTTGAGCTTTCCATTTATTGTTTCTTTTATATAAATAGATTTGATCGCTAGTAATTAAATAAGTTTTTTCATTAAAATAGCTTCTACTATTTTTTTCTTGTCCTAAAACATTATGCCATCTTCTAAAAACATTATGATGGACTATTACTATATCTCCAACCTTAATATCTGTATCACCAATTATAGGTACACTTAATACTTTAGCTTTTCTATTTATATATTGATGGTTGTATATCTCTGTGTTTAATATAAGATTGCTTTCGCCTACTTTTTTAGAATTGTTATATCTTTCTCCTATAGGCGTTACAACAAAGTTGTAAACGCTCTTCATTAGTATTGTAAATTATATTCTACAGATACAGCCATGTTTTTGTTAAAGTCTTTCCAAGGTAAAATATCATCACCTTTTTTAATATAAACACTAAACTTGTCGTCTTCTTCTAAAATGTCGCATATAGTATGACCACCATACACTTCTTGCCCAACGGCATAGTGCATGGCGTCATTCTTATAATCTTTACCTATAGATATTTTACGAATCAGCTTGCTCATCTTCGATATATTTAATACTACCATCAGCCACATTAATATCCACTTTACCATATTCTTTCTCAAGTTCTTCTTGAATTTCTTTCATTAGACTTTGAGCTTGAGATAGCGAGTGAAGCATTGTGTGCTTTCTGCCTTCTAACATACCGATTTCCGAGTGTAGTCCATTTATAAGTTTAACAGTTTGTTGTACTTTTTCTAACTGTTCGTCATTAATATTTGTAGGTCTAAGGTTTTCCACCTTAGGTGTTCCTGTTTTTCTTTTTGCCATTTTTATTTAATTTAAGTTAATTTAATTTATTTATTTATCTTTCAAAGTGCAGTATAAACGTAATAGGATTTTTAGGTACTATTTCGTCATTGTCTGCTACAGCTTCTGTGCAACCGCTTTCAAGCGTTATAACTGTATTAGTAAGAGATTTTACAGTTCCAATAGCAGCGTTGCCATTGTCTACAAGTACATCACCTATAGCAAAAGCTTTTGCCGCAGCATTACCGTCGACATTAAATGATACGTCTGCTACAGAGACAGCGTCGTTAGCAAGTACTCCTGTACCAAAATCAAAAGCACCTTTAGCTATTACACCTAAGTAATAAGTATTATATCCTTTTGAAGGTGTTACGTCATCCATTACAATACCAGCCCCTGTTGCAACTGTATTTGTATGTGACACTGATGCATTGTCTAAACCATCTCTATAATCAGTAGCGGGAATATTTAAGCAACCTAGCAATTCATTAAAGTACCCAACACCAGCTGCAGTACCATTAACTGTACCTAAAGTAGTTGGTGCATTACCAGCACTTGTAGCTTTTGCAAAGTAAACATCCATTGGTTGTTCTTGTCTCACTATATCCACACCTCTTACAAGAGCTGTTACAGCAACAAGTCTAGCACCACCTTTTGGTACTAAAAATGATGACCAGTCAAACATTACGTCGTCATCAGCAAAAGCTGTTACAGCATTTTGACCTGTCATGTCAGGTTTTACTGTTATGTTAAAATATTTTGAATTCATTTATTTTTTTCTTTTTTCAAATGATCGTCCGCCAAAATAAGCACCGATCACTGTTATTAATACTAATTGCAAAAGGTCTACATAAGAATCTTTTACGTTGAAGTTAAGTTTACCAGCATCAATAAATATAAGTAGCATTGTACATACTACTAAAAATATTAATACTAGTGGTCGAACATTTTTACTTAGCCATGAATCACTATTCATATCTGCTTTCCAGCGAGATGTAATGTTCTTTTCCATCTCAACTTCATAGTTGGCTATTAATTCTTTTATCTTGTTTTCTGCAGCCAATTTCTCTTCACCACTAGTGTGTAGATTATCTATTACACTCCCAACGCCCTTTACTAGCTCTGCAGCTCCACCTGAAAATATTTTACCTAGCATACTTTAGTAATCTGTATATCCTTGAATTTCTTTAAAAGCTTGGTGGAGTTTTTTACCTTTACTCATAAGTGACTCATGACTTGCGTCTTCCATAAATATCTTGTTTGCTACTGTTACTCTAGCTTTTTTCTTTGCTTTGTTCAGGCCTTGATTTTTTGATCCAAAATCAAAATTCCCCTTGTTTTTCATTTTAAACCCTTTGTTTTTACTAAATATTGGCATAATTTATATTTTTCTTTTAATTCTTTATTTCTTTTTATGTACTTTTTGAACATCAAAACTAGCATATAAGCTTGCATCTGTGTGAGGTTTAAATTTACCAGTGTGTTTCATTAACTTCACTTTTGTACCAGACTTCATCCAATGAAATCCTGTTGGTGCTTTTACTCTTTTTGTT